AAGGCACTCACACCATATTTCAGCGATGCATACAAAGTCTTTTTGTACTGTACCGTTTTTAGACAACGGGTCTTCAAGCCAACGTCTTCTGTCGTACAGGTCCATTTTATCCCAATCATCTGGAAATTTAGTATTAAGATATTCTTCAATAATACCTTTTCGCTCATCTGCTTCTGAGTGTTTATGTTGCTCAATCTTAGCAATTATATCTTCATCACCAACGAGGTATAAAGGCTCTTTTGCCAAATATAGTTGATATGCTTCAGCCCATATTTGATTTATTTCATCTTGTGTAAGGTCATCATTTACAGACTTTGTAGCATATTCTGGCCTTACGTCTATAGGCATAAATCGTCTATTTCCTGTCGGGTCACGTAAGAAATCTTTGTTGTTAGTAGTACCAAAAAATACGCATTGCCTTTTATATGTTTCTACTGTTCTACCATACGCCGGCCTGAACATATCTTCTCTTTTTGATATGTAGTGCTTTATTGACTCTACTTCTGCTTTCTTAAGGCCTGAAAGCTCTGCCATTTCAATCAGCCACGCCCCTTGTATCTGTTCAAATGACTCCTTGCCCTGCACAGTCGTGAATGTATCTGAGAACCATTCCATGCCGAGCTTTTTAACGAAAGTACTTTTATACGTTCCCTGTTCTCCGACAAGTATAAGTGCTGTGTCGAACTTAATACCTGGCTCGAATACCCTCGCAACAGCCGCCACCAACGTCTTCCTAATGGCGGCTCTAGTATAAGCGTTATCTTCTGCTCCAAAATAATCAATCAATAATGTATTAACTCTCGGTATGCCATCCCACTTTTGAGCACATATATACTCTCTTATCGGATGGAACTTTTTCTTTTCAAATTCAAGCGCAAGCGCGTCGTCCACTTTTTGACTTGACACAATGCCATAAACACACTCAATGTAATTACGAACACCAGAATAGTCAACATCACGAAGAGGCTCCACAGTATCGACTTTACGCCATGGTAACGAACGTGTAACATATCTTTTATTATCAAAAATGTTTAGCTTAAATACATCTTTTAAGAATTGGTCATGCTGAATTATTATATTCAAATTATTGGCAGAATTATCATATTCGCCTTTTGTATTAGCGTCAAGCTCTTCTGTCCATGAAGTATCATATTCTTCAGGAACTTCTGCTTTTGCTTCTTCTGCAAACTCGAATTTAGCTTCAGCAAACTTTTCTTCAGCAATATGCTTTTTTGTTGTAGAGTCCTTAGAGGCAAATTCTTCCATTGCCTTAAAGCTCTTTTTATCTTTGTCTTCTTTTTCTTTGCCTGTATCTAAATGGCCAAATTTATGTATGCGAACTAAGTCAAATGCATTACATAGTCTACCTCCAGCAGGGTCTGTTCCATGATGAGAATATGCAAATTTATCATCATAGACTATTAAGCCCGCAGCTGTAGAGCCATTTATATACGTATATCGCCCTTCTCCAGCTGGTGTATATACATCTGAAAGAAAAGTCTCAATAGCTTCTTGTATAGTATAAGTACGACAGAAAACACCAATTATGCCTTTTTTATCTTCTGGGTCTTCTTGCTTTTTGATAGCTTGCATTATTACATCTGTGCTATCTGTAGCAGTTGGCCATTCGCTCGTATCATGCCAATCATCATATAGCCCAAGGATATAATCAGCTTCAAGGAAAGGTCCGTCTTGAAATTCAAAGTAGTACTCAATATCTGATGATACAGACGGCCAGAACATAAGTCTATTTACATCAAAAGTTGACTGGTCAAACAAATCAATGTTTAGGTCTCCAGCGACTTTTCGAGCAATAGCTTGATATTCTTCTTGCGATACTTCTCTATCAAGTGGAATTATCAATCTGTGTCGTGGCTTTTCAGGGCATGACTTATGGGTTGAATGAATAACCGCAGCACAATCAAATAACATTGTAAAATCCCACCAAAAGTTCTCATGAGAAAAGTCAATATCCAACGTAATTAACTGGCGGTAAAGTACATTTGTTTTATCACGTCTACCATTTGTAAGAAATCCGCCTACAAATCCGCCTACATCTTTTATCTTACTTTGCTCTTCTTTTGTAGCACTCATAAACCGCTTATATGTTTCAGCGGTTACTACAGGAGTAGCTAGCTTTTGAACTAAATTGCTCCAAGTAATTTTTGTATTTTTCCATACCTTACTTGCAACATTTAGTCCAATAGCTATGCTTAAATTACCATCGTATTTTAATTTACCTACTTGCATAATCATTACTTTTGATAAAAGCCCATAACTCCACCGTCAGCATTAAGTGGTAAATCATAAGCCCATGAAGGAGGAGTGGACATTATCTTAACCAAATTATCATACCATTCTTGTGCATTAATCTCTGGAACTTCTGTTATTACCTCATCATGTATTGAACCAACAATTCCATAACCAGCTTTTTCCATTCTAAGCATAGCATCACCTAACAAATCTCTTGATACGGCTTGAACTATATTTTCTGTTAGTTTGCCACCATAGGTGTCTATGCTTATCCATTGTTTTGTTGTCTGGTCGATGCCTCTATAGCACAAACTTCGAATTGGAACTGTAGAACGGCCTATTTTCTTATCTTTGAATTCAGGCTTATAATAAAATAGTTTTCTGCCTACAGGCAATTCTATTGTCATAAATTCACCGTCACAATCAAATATAACATTTTTACTAGTACACTTAACGGCTCTGTGGTATCTTACCGCTTCTTTAGAAGCCTCATCAATCTCTTTCCACATATCAACTATATTAGGATTAGCCATGCGCCATTTTCGTACGAGCGACATCATTTCTGTGTCTGAAAGACCCATTTTATCACCACCCATGCGCTTTAATGCACCAAGACCTCCTTCATAGCCTAATGCTAATTCGGATATTTTCGACTTGTCGCGAAGCACTGAGCCTTTTTTAATTTCAGACTTTGGTACTCCAAACATCTTTTCTCCAGTTGCTTCATAAATCTTACCGTCGCCGTGAAATACATCTAATCGCCACTTTTCATCGGCGAGCCAAGATATAACTCTTGCTTCGATAGCTGAAAAGTCAGCAACTGCATATTTCATACCTTGTGGTGGTATAAGTGCTGTTCTTACAAGTTGTGAAAGAATATCTGCAACATCATCATACATCATCTCAACTGACTCCCAATCACGTGCTCTAATCATTTCACGTGGTACTTCTATATGTGATATATGATTTTTTGATAAGTTCTGCAATTGCAATAGCCTACCTGCCCATCTACCAGTTCTATTTGCGCCATAGAATTGGAATGTACCTCTAACTCTGTGGTCTTTCATAGCACAATTGAGCATAGCATAATACTTCTTAATTGAAGTTTTTGATAGCTTTTTGCGTATATTAAGCAGCTCAATTACATCTGGGTAGTCCGCAAACTCTTTAAGTAAGTCAGGCATTGTTTCTTTTGAAAGTGATAATATAGCATTACCTGTTTTCTTTTCTATCCATTGCCTAATTTGTACAGGCGAATTTGGATTTTCAAGACCTGTTAGCTGTTGAGCATGTTGCGTTAAGATAGAAGTATATGTGTTATCTACTGCGATAGCAGACTCTGCTAATTCCATATCAACCAAAATACCTCTATCGTTTATATTCTGGTCAAGCACATACATTTCTCGCTCAATCTTTGGAATGATGTAAGACTCTAATCTATGAAATATCTCGCGCTCGGCCAAGACATCATATTTATTATACTCTTTATACATTTCCCACTTCTCAGGAGCATGTTCTGGATAGTTACGCGTACGCATTCCATTAACTCGAGTTGCTTTGCATGGGCATGAGAAGTACTTAATGAGTGCTTTACCTGTATCAAGCTTCTTATCTGTAAGATTAAGAGCTTTTGATACACCATCCAATGAAAGTGGTAAACCACAATATGCGGCTTTCACTGAAGTACAATACCACTGTTCTGCTGGAACATTATAGCCAACTCGTTTAAAACTAAGCCGCTCAAATACTGCATTATGAGCAACTTTTATACACTCTGGGTCAAGTAATGCTTCTTCAAACTCTTCAGGCATTTCTTCACCTTGAGCTAAATCAACAATGTTAACTGGCCCATCATCTAATGCATATCCTATAATCAGTATCTCAAAGTCTGGTGACTCTATATATTTATAGGCACCAGAGTCTTTAATATCTACTGAGGAAAATGTTTCGACGTCTATAAAAAGATATTTCGCCATTATTTCTTAATTTGATATTATAAAATTAGGAGTATAGGCGGGACTCGAACCCACGTTTACTTGGTTTCCACAGACGGTTTCCGAAGTAAGTTTTACCATTAAACTACTATACTTGCTGATGCAGAGAGGAAATTACATCAGCTCATCATTCCATTCGTTCTCACCTCCGAAGTCTTCTTCAGCGGTAGAACCACCGGCCAACATCTCACCGTCTTCAAGCTTCTGAAGATTGTTCAATCCGGCTGCGATGCCTTTGGACGAGACATTGAAGGCATAGAAGTTGATTGATGCACGGCCGTAGCAACCGCTGTAGAACTCTTCTTTGTTCATGATAGGATTGAGCTCCTTATCCACGATGCTTGGCTTGCGCTGGCTATTGGCATTGATGAAGTACATGCCTTCGAATGCTGGGTCGTCGCCACGCTCATCATCGCCGTCACGCAGAGGCAACTTGAGGTTTGAAGGTATCTTGCCGTTCTTGTCTGCAAGCTTGGCTTTGCCTGCCTGCTTAGCTGCCTCGATAGCCTTATTAATCTTTTCCAAAGTCTTAGTATCTGTCTTAGGAATAAGAATACAGATATTGTACTTAGGAGTATCACCCTCATTCATAGCCGTAGGCTCGAACACATTCACATAGCAAAATCTTACTTTGCCAGTTACAACTTTTGTTGAATTTTCCATTTTACTTTAATTTTTAGTTGTTATTACTTTTTTCAATAATTGCCCAATCAGGCAAATAGTCATTATTCTCCATTATCTGCAAAATCTAATTGTGCTTGATTATATCCCATTGCTGGTCTTTTATCTTCAAGCGGTACAAGAGTAGGTTTGCCTTGAGGTTTTACAACCACATCGGATAGAATTTCTTCAAAGCGCTTTTTGCCTACTATCTTTTCAATTGAAGTAATTGGCTTAAGCTTCATGTTGAAAATCTCATCTTCTGATAACTCAGGGCAACGCGCAAAAATTGCATTAGAAGCTTGGTCTTCGTCAACCCATTTGCGTCGACTAATTCCTTCAACTAATTTAAGCCCCGGCCATTGCTTATTCTCGTTAACCGCTTTAGTTTGTGCATATTCTGTTATTGAATTAGCCCATTCTATAAGCTTAGGCACGCGCTTAACTATATCAGCAATCTCATCATCGGTTAACAACTCTGGGTCTGCGAATTCGTGTTGTGCAATTTCGAGTTGTTGCTCATAAAGCTTACGACACTGATTACGCACAGCACAAAATCTACACCAATCTCCAGCATTGAGTTCTCCTTTACCTTCAAAAGCAAGTTCAGCTCTTGGTCTAAGCTCCTCTTCTGCCCATCTGCGGAGTTCTTCAACAGATATTTGCCAACTTGATATATTGTTAATGCGAGGCTGTATAATGGTCAATCGCACTTCCGTTATATCGTACATTGTATCATATTTCTGCAAAACTCCAAGCCCATAAAGCATAAGTTGCTTATTCCATTCAGCATATACTGGAACACCTTTTCCATATTTTAAGTCAATAACTTCCATAAGATTGTCATTGATAACAACACAGTCAGCTGTTCCAAAGCTTTCAGGCACATATTCTGTCAAATCGAGTTTCTGCTCAATTTCCATGACGGCTAACGGATTTTCAGTTTTTGCTTCAGCTAATTGTTCTGAGCAATAATCCGTATAGATAGGTACAACTTCAAGCATTTCCTCGCTGAACAGGTCATTTGCCATTATCTCTTCGAGCCTTTGGTCAAAGTCTTGCTCACTAATGCTGTTAAGTGTATCTTTTCTCAGGTAAAGCTCTGAGAGCTCATGAGCTAATGTACCTTCTTCTGCATATACCGAAGACTTCTTTTCTCCGTATTCATCTTCAAGCTTGGCAGACGGAGTACAATTCAGCCATCTTCCTGCTCCAGAAGCCGAGAGGAGTGCATGACTCCTCTGACTATGTTTCTGTGGTTTAGTACTACTTGTTGCTTGAGCCATATTCTTTTATCAATTTTGCCAAATAACGGCATTGAATAGCATACTGAGCATAAAGCTCTGGATTTTCTCTGCGAAACTTCTGAGCTGCTTTTTGCAATTTCTTTGTACTCGACATAATTACAGTGACTCTAAGAAATTATACATTTCATCATACTTAGCCGGGTCAAGCTTTGTTACACTCGGGGCTCCAAGCTCATTGAGTTTCTGCTTGATTACGTCGCGATGCTCATTGACCTTCTTTGCAAGCATTCCGCGAACATCCTCAATGCTCTTAGAGGCAGAAGAAGCAGCCGGAGCAGCAGGTGCTGAAGGAGCAGGCTCGGCAGCGCTCTGAGTCTGGGCAGGTGCCGCAGGCTGAGGAGTAGGTTTTGTGGGAGCTGGCTTTGCTAGCGCAGCAGGAGCAGGTTTAGAAACTGAAGCGGCTACTTGAGCTCCACTTGGAATTCCTGTTGCAAACAATGAAGTTAAAAACTTCTGCGTATTTTCAGACAGGTTTACGCTAACCTCAACAGAAATTTTAATGGTTTCCATTTTCGTAATTTTTAATGAAGTTATCTAAATAGTTAATAAACTCGTTTACTGTCATATCTGGTACGTTTGAGAGCTTTTGGTGGATAAGCTCATTATTCTTATATATAGATACGTACACGCCTTTATAATTCAGCTTTACTTTATACTCGCCTTTCAGCATTGTTAGGCATCCATCTTCAGATGAACCTTTCCAAGTATTTGCTGAAAACAAATCAGTTACTAACACGCCAATATGATTGGCCAATCGCTCTAACTGTATAACATCCAAATTGGCTTCACCCTTTAACACACGGTCAAATGCCTGTTTCGGATATTTAACAGTAGGAAATAACACCTTCGCTAAATCTTCCGTATTTAGCTTGTAGTGCTCAATTACATTACCTATATTAAACTGTTCCATATTTTGGTGAATTTTATTATCTTATTTTCGATATGCAAATATACAAACTATTCTCGAAAGAAAAAAAATTTTTTCCATTATTTTTTGAGAATTTATTTGTTAAAAATAATTAAACAGCAATTTTAGTGCGGCTTTGAAATTGCTGTAAACAAAGAAACAATAAAAACAATGCCTCTATATATTTCAAACTTAATTTCTTAATTTCCGATTAACATTAAGGTTAATAAGAAATATCGGCTTTTAATACGAAAAGATTTAATGAAATTATTGTTTCTTTGTTTACAGTATATATAAGTAATTAATTTTGAGCACTTTAGGCGTAAACAATGACTTGTTTATATTGTTTCTGTTGTTTACCGCTTTATGAAGTATTTTGCGCACAGCCATATAATTACTAAGGCTATGGCGGTTATCAGGTATTCACCAATATTAATTTTTATCTTTTGCCATTTAGTAAGCCGAGCTTCTACAGGGTATGCAACTTGAATTGTATCAACTTTTTCTCGCCAAAGAGTATCACGCTTTTCTATGTATTTATACAAGTATTTATATTTACTGAGATACACGGTATCGCCTTTGCGCTCTACATAGATTGAATCTCTATGATATATGCTATCAATTTTGGTCTGAGATAAGTAAGTAGTATCTCTTTTCGTTGTTTCCACTGGCACATATTGAATCGACTTACAGCTATATAATATAGTGGCTAAAAATATAAGTGTAATTATTCTCGCTAATTCTCGCATAATCTTTGAGTTTTATTTGTTATTATTCATATTTAATATAAAAACCATTCTCGCACATAAGAAATTATTGCGAGAATGGCTTTTATGTGCTTCAGAGGTCTTTATACTCGTACTTAGCATCAAAGCTGGGGCATGCCTTTGCAGCAAATTCTCTGTGTCCGTGTATGGTCGCATTTGGATATTTTGCTTTAAGTTCTTTGAGCAGTTTGAGCAAAGATTGCTTTTGAGCGTCAGTGCGCGTATCTTTAGGAGTTTTACCGTCTTTAGCAACGCCTCCTACATAGCATATTCCTATAGAATTTGCATTTTGACCTGAGCAGTGGGCTCCAACTACACTTTCATCTCTGCCTTTATGAACAGAGCCATCTAGCTCAATTATATAGTGATAACCAATATCCTTCCAGTGATTACCATTAACATGCCAATCCCTGATAGTTTCGGTTTTAATGTCTTTACCTTCAGGTGTTGCTGAGCAATGCACTATAAGTTTATCAATCTTTCTCATTTTATTTTGTCTTGTTGTATAAGTTCATATATTATTTTTGCTAAATAGTCTTCACCTTGCTGAATACATTTTTCCTCTATGTTTTTTAGAAGTGTTTCTTTTTGGCTGAAGTCTATAATATCAAGAGAACTTTTAAATTCTTTTCTGTTATTGTCTTTTACAATTACAGTAAGATTATTTGGCGTTTCGGAAAAACCACAATCTTTTTTAACTTCTAACATTAATACACCATTATAAAGCTTATCAAGATTTAATGTAAGTTCACTTTTATTAGTTCCTACAGACCATTCACCATTTGGCGCGGTGTTTATATTTGTAAAATTCGCCGCAGGAGACATCTGTAAAGTACAGTTATCTGTTACATCATCGCCTTGCGTTTTATTAAATGAAATCACAAGCCATGGAAAACTTGATTTGCTTTCTTCGTATGTATATTTTTTCCTATACGCTTCATACACATATTTTTCGTATTCGTTTTGATTACGAACTATATTTACATTAATGTTTGTAAGTATCATTTTTATTCGTATTTAATTGATTTACTATTTTATTAAAGACCTCGTTGCCTTGTTCAGTAGTAGCTGCTTGAATAATCTGCTTAATCATATCTGGAACATCTCCGGCATGCGCTTTTCTTCTTTTGCCATTTTCTAATACAGATTTGCCTTCTATACAAAGTATTGCTAAAGCACAAAGCATAGTTGCAAATGGCAGTATATAAAACGATAGCAAGCTTCCTAAAACATCTACCATAAATGCAAACATGAGAACTCTAGCATAATCGCCTATTTTTACAACAGTACGCCTAAAGCCATGAGACATAAGCTTTTCGCCTAAAATCTTTGCTGTTAATGTACCACTCCAAAAATCAACGATACACGCTATAGTAGAGAAAATCCAGCATATAACTATTATTACTACTCTAACAGTTATAAAAAACATAAGAGCTTCTAGGTCTTTTGCTTCAATGAGTTCTAGCATAGCATTTTCTTTGTTATGTTATAAAACATGTTTCTTATAATTTCACCAACTAGATAACTAGCACTTTCGCTATAAGGACTGAAATTCAACGTTTTAGCAATATGCTTTTCGATGTGGTCTACTTCATGAGCAAAGCTATTGAAAAATTCCCAAATATCAGTAGTTTTTGATACTACTATTGCGCTACGTTTATATTTAGGATTGCTATAAGCTATTCCTATATTACGCCTATTTGAGTATAAAATTTCTTTAGCTCTATTCAAAAATCGTTTACTGCATCTTAAGCTATACAACTCATCTATTATTTCTTCTGCATCATTGGCATCTGTCATTATAAAGTACGATATGTGCCAATTAGCATAGTTTTCAAGATAGAATTTTCCTGCTATCATAGAATTTCTTCCCAATCTACAGCTATACCTCTGGATGTCATTTTAGCATCCCATTCACGCATTATTTCTCCATCGCCTGCATCTACGTCGTCAACTACGTCTTTTACGTACAAAGCTAAATGCTGCTCATCGGTAATACTGCTTTTAAGCAAATCAGCTTTTCCCATATTAGCAACATACACATAGTCGTAGTCTACGTTATTTTCTAAAGTCACGCCATATTTTGCAAGCATAGAGTCAACTTGGTCTTTTGTAAGAGGCTCTATTTTCTCTGTCTTACCAGTAGAAGCATTCTTTTTGCGCATTAAACTTACTGCAAAATCACACGCCTTTTTGTTAAAATGCCATCCATGAAATCGAAGGTATTTTCTCATTTCCGTTGGTATGTCATCATACATATCAAGCGGTAATCTTTTTCTTGCTGCCATGTTATTAAAGTTTTTTAAGTAAAAGAGGCCGTACTCAACAAGCACGGCCTTAGTTGAAATTAATTATTAGTAGCGGCGTCCTCGACCGTATCTACGACGACCATATCTACCGGTGCCAGGTACACCTCGGCGTTCATTGTAGTCCTCATCATCGTCATCATCTTCATCGCGGTAACCGCCTGTGCCA